AAGTTCTTCTTTATGTGTTTGATTGAATCTTGTATCTGCTCAAACTCATCATCGTCACCCTCACCGTCATCTTCTTCAAACTCATCATCAGATTCTGTAAGCAACGCTTCATCAATAGCATCTGCATTCATCTTAATCATTTCATTACTATCTTCTACAGCACTCAGGTAGTAATCAACAAGAGACTTCTTAGGTTCAATTATCGTAAGAACGCTTGTCTCATATAACTTAGCTGTATTCTCTCCAATCAATTCTAAAGGCAACCATGGTGCCATCATCACCATGGATTTACCACTACTGATTCGTTTAAAAAACAAACTCATAGGACTGTTCATTACAACCATTTTGCTTTCATCTATATGATACGAGGCTATAATATCTTCGCCATCTTGTAATCTTAGAATTTTTATTTCGTTATGCATTTTTTAACTCTATGTTGTAAAACTTGTAGGAGAACTTTTCTTCTTCGTATATTTTAACACGGTCTACGAAATGTTTCAAGGTAAAATTGGTAAACTTGCCTACTCTAAAATCATCTGAAATGTCAAATAAGACTGCTGATTCTTTATTGTCGCCCTTTCGTAATCCACGACCAATGGACTGCAAATTGCGAATGCGAGATTTAGATGGAGAAGCAAAGATGACATTGTGTAGGTTGCGAATGTTAACGCCAGTACTAAAAGTGCCATAAGATGCCACAATAATAGCATCACTTTCTCCTTCTGTAATAGCACGAATTGATTCTCTGACTTCAACATCTGTATCTCCGTAAACAAAAAATACTTTACGATTTCCCTTTTCAGCATCTATCAATTTAAATAATTCTTTACCGTGTTTCTCAACCAATTGAAAGAGAACTAGAGAGTTTCCTTTTAATGACAATGTTAAATTTTTAACAAATGCATTTCTTTGTGCATTCATAACTATGTATTCTATCTCGGATTGATAGTCCCAAGACCTAGCTTGTTTACACGCTTCTTCTGGATGTTTGAGTATCAGACATTTTATTTTGAAATCTGCAAGTTGTTTGTTGTCAATCAATTCTTTGGTAGTTATTACTTTTAATACAGCACCAAACAAACCCTCAAGAACAAGTTTGTGTGTCTGTGTACCATCAAGTGTACCGGTGCAACCTATGCGATACTTCGTTTCTGTAAGACCGCTCATAATTGTAGCCAATGACTTAGCTTTAAATTGATGCGCTTCATCACCAAGAACAAAATCAAATTGTTCAAAGTATTCTGGCTCACGATTGTAGATAGATTGCCAGGTAGTAATAGTTAAAAACTTATTTGTGTTTTTATCTTTACCTGCATATTGTTTGTGGCAATTTGTTTCGGAATCATATCCGTATGATTTAAAATCCGAATACATCTGTTCTACCAAAGATGTTGTTGGCACAATCAACAAACCTTTCTTAAGGTCTTCATCTTGAATCTTACGGAGAATCAAATAAAGTATAAGAGATTTACCTGATGCTGTAGGTGAAAGTAGTAGTGAGCGTTTGTTTCTTATTGCATGAACAAAAGAAGATAGTTGATAATCTCTTGGTACAATAGGTAAATTCAAAGTCTCAATAAACTGTTCAGCTTCTTTGACCGAAAAGTTGTTTGTTAAGTTGACTTCTGGATAATAAAATACTTTGTAGTTTCTGTCATCGCAAAACTTTTGTATGTATGGTATCAAACCATAATACATGCTATAGCTTCTTAAATCTAGTAAGCGTATCTTTCCATCCCATAACCTATTCTTGTACGCTGGTGTAAATTGATATCCAGGAACATGAAATGTGAAATGGTCAGATATTTCTTGAGCGAGGCTTTTTTCACACTCTAACTTTATATAAGCCTCATTGACCTTACTAATAATTAAATCAGACACCCTGTACGAACCGTTCCCAATCAATAAATGATTTAAGTTGAAATGTTCTACTATGTAGTTCTTTCAAAATCAACTCACAGCAACTAACAATTTCTTCATGCATCATCCTAGATGCAATAAATTTATTCAAGTCTTCATCTGCTTCCATGTATGTGGTAATTTCAGACTTGATTGTGAATGGAAATGGTGCCCAACCATACTTTCTCAAATCATCATCGCCCATCTTACCTGTATAGTATTCCCATTTAATTTTCTTCATTCGGGAATATTTGAAGTCAGCATCTTTACAAAGCAACTTATGGTGTGATAGAATGTTTAGATACTTGCTATGAAGCTGTGGTATATCAATTAGTGCTTTACCAGGCTCTGTTCTATCAATTTTGGAATCTTTATTCCACTCATTCATTAATTCTTCAAGTTTAGTCATTACAATTCCTCCTTATAGGAGTATACATCAATTAAAACATTTTGTCAATATGATAGTAGGTAAATCTGAATGATGCATCAGATGTTAGAATGTTTTCTGGAGTGTCTTGTGAAGCAAGCATGAAAGATGCTAGTGATGTTGGGAATACATCAAAGAACTTGAACCGATATAATGGCGTATAAGCAGATGAATATATGGTAAGTGTTGCATCAGAAAATTGCGGCGTCTTTGGATTACCAATACCTTTTGATAATCTAGGCAATTCTCTGTATTGTTCAAAGTCTTCTGGGAATGTCATAGCACGAATCCAATCGTGTATCTCAATCCATGAACGCATTTCTTCATCAATAGCGAATGTAACATTAAGCATATCATAGATTGCTTTTTCACCAGGAGAATACTTCTCTACAAAAGGGGTAGCTACAGGTATTTCACCCATAGATATACCTGGTACGGATACCGCTTGACAGAAATATTGAATGTTTGGCACCCGAGAGAAAGTTAATTGAAACTTATTTGGATGTAAAAAATTCTGATTTAGTGGAGTGCTTGATGTTGGTGTAGTTGCCATATGTATATTTATAAACGAAAAAAGAGGAACATTTCTGTTCCTCTTTAAAATACCTCTCTTAATGGAGGTTTAGATTACATAATGTTAGTAATCTTGAATGCTCTGTAGTAGAAGTTTGCGCCTACATTCAAAGCACCTTGACCTTGGGTTGTACCTTCAGCGAATGGGTTAGCGACTAGACCGTAACGGGTCTTGAAGCCAATCTTTGGTTGGAAGGTATTTGTATCAACCGCACGAACCATTTGTAGAGGAACGTATGGGCAATAGAACAAACCAGCATCATAAGCGTTAGAACCTTTGAAGCCCATAACTGCAAACTCAGAAGTAGAGTTAGCGCCGAAATATGGATCAATGTACACTTTGATACGACCGAACAATGTACCAGCAAAGGTGTTACCGGTGTCATCAACTGTTAGGTTAACTTGACCTTGTAGTGCTGATTGGTAGTCTAGGATGCCAGCCATTGCAAGAGCAGAAGCTACATCAGAAGAACAAATCATCACGTTACCTTTACCACGACGGGTTGTCTTAGCAATGGTGTTGGCTTCACGTTCCAATTGGAATGCAAGACCTTTAACTTTTTCAACCATCCAACGACCGTTAGAATCTGTATCAAGGTCAAAAGTACCAACTGTGGTTGTACCAACTTTACAGCCAACTTTAGCAACTGTATAGATTGTGCGTAGAACTTCACGGTTAATTTCAGCAAGAATTTCTGAAGAAAGAATGTTGCTCAATTCGGTTTCTGCGTCAAGACCATGAACTGCTTTCAAGTCTTGTGCAAGTTCCATTGAGTATTCTGCTTTCAACTGACGAGTACGTGCAGTAACGGTAACTTTCTCAATCGAGAAGCCCATTTCAGCAAGTGCGTCACCTTCACCAGAAGCTGTAACCAAACCTTGTGAAGTGTTAGCATCAAACACGCCATATGGACGGTCAGTTGTAGCAGACTTCATTGCAAAGGTTTGTTGTGCAAGAGATGCACCAGAAGCTGAGTAGTTGGTGTTAGCTTCATTGTAGAAGGCTTCATTTGAACCAGATGGCTGAGTGTTGGTGCCATAGATTGAACGCATTGCAAAAATCATACCTGTTGGGCCAGTCATAGGCTGAACACCGCAAATATCATAAGCAA